AGAAGTAGCAACTCAAATTGAGAAGGAAGTAATGCTCCAGTATCGACTGGCTCAGATTTTCCGTGAGATTCAAATGAACTCTCAATCTATGGTTCTGCCTCTGCAAAATGACGTTGATGCAGCTATCTTTGCAACAACTGGTGAGAATGCAGTAGGTACCGGTTCAACAACTGGTCTTGCTGAAGCTGGTGGTACTGCTGGTACTTTCGAAGCTAACCAAACCATTTTGCAAGCTCATCGTATGATTTCAACCACTTTCATGGACAATCATATTGATGAAGAGGTTCTTGTTAACCTTATGCCTATGCTGACTGAAGGCGTAGCTCGTGCACACGCTAAGGCTGTAGACAACATGGTTCTGAACGGCAACGCTTCTAGCCCTGCTATTACTGGTCTCGAAGGTTTCGCTACTGCCTCTTCTGGCGGTGCTGTTGACCTGGACGGTGCCTCTGTTGCTACTGGTAACTCTGCTACTCTGACTGCAGCTCTGCTTCTCGATGCTCGCAAGGACATGGGTAAGTATGGCATTGATCCTTCAGACGTAGCATTTGTCGTTTCTCAGAAGCGATACTACGATCTGATTGCGGATCCAGGCTTTGCTGATATCACTGATGTTGGCTCTGATGTGGCTACCAAGTTGGTTGGTCAAATCGGTGCTGTTTACGGCTCGCCCGTAATCATCTCTGATAACTTCGAAGCAGAAAGCGCAGGTAATACTGCTGCTTATGCAGTTGCATATCGCAACTATGCAATTCCTCGACTCCGCGGTGTAACCGTTGAGCAGGATTACGAAGTTGCACGTCAGCGACGTGTAATTGTGGCTACTCAGTCACTTGGTTTCGCAGAGCTGTTCGCAGACGCTGCTAACAATCGTTCTTGTGTTAAGGTCGTATTTACCGCCTAATACACTTTGCAAACTGGGGAGGTTCGCCTCCCCAAGTTTTTATTAATTGACTTATGACTGATTTAGTTACTCTTGTAGAATATAAAGCTGCCGAAGGGATTAATACCCCTAAGAATGATGAGCAGCTGAATAAAATTATTCCATCTGTGAGTCAATTAGTAAAAACTTATTGTGGAAATAGTTTCGTAGACTACTATAGTACAAATAAAGTAGATACTATTAATGTAGACTGGGCTACGCATATTGTGCAACTTACTGAAAGCCCTGTAAATACAATCGTATCAGTAGAGGAAAGAAATTCTTATAGTGCAAACTATGAAACTCTTACTACTACAGATTATGAGTATTATTTAGATAGTGCGACTGACAGCATTATTCGTACTACTGGGGGTAACTATAAGCACTGGGCTCGTGGCCCAGGTGCAGTTCGTGTAACTTATACTGCAGGATATGCAAGTGTTCCTGCAGATTTGAGACTTGCAGTATTTGATTTGATTACATACTACTTGAAAGATGAGCACAAAGAGCGACGGTCTATTGCTGGCGCTAGTATTCAGAATCAAGCAAGTACAAGTCAGCGTAATAATGTGGCATTTCCTGACCATATTAAACGCGTACTTGATCTTTATAAAAACTTTTAATGAGTAGTCCAGCTTTAAGAAAAATAGCTCAAGCAGCTCTAGACGAGCTTAAAAGAGACTTAAGAAAAGAAAAAATAGAAGCTTTACCTTATAATCTTTTAGGATTAAAAAAGAAAACAGTTTTAGACGAGTTAAAAGTAATTTTTTCAGAAGAAGTATCTCTTGACCCTGAAAAAGCCAATAAAGTTTTAGAAAGTATTTGGAGAAAATTTAAAAAACGTTTAAAACAGAACGAAGTACAAGAATTAGCAAAAATACCTAAACAAAAACAAGGTGTCTTAAAAAGAAGATTAAAAAAATTTATATCTGAGAGTGGTTCCAGCGTAGGATATATTATTGGAAAATATAGTCAAGGAGCTACTTTAAAGAGTGGAAGTGGTAATAGCTTACAAACTATCGCAGAAGAAGCTTTCTCTACAGCATTTAATAGAGATCTTAGTGATAAAGCAAAACAAATTGGAGGAGCTAGTAAAGATACTGGATTTCAACTAGAGCATGGAGGTGGTCAAGGATATGCTGCTTCTACTCTTAAAGTTGCAAGAGCAAAGAAAGCTGCCCAAGCAAAAGCAGCAAGGTTAGGCGCAACGAGAAAAGAAACGCAACAATTATTTGATCTTTTTGTAGACTACGAAAATGATATGCAAATAGAGTTGTCAAGAGTTTATGATATTGATGCAAAAACAGGAAAATTAAAAGTTGAAGTTACCCCTACTCTTTTATTCGGCAGGGCTATTGATAACCAAGAAGCGGCAAAATTAGAGTCTGCTTATTACAATATTTTACGAAGAGGTACTTCTGCGAGGGGTACAACAGGTATAGAGGGAATTATAAACTCTAAGGGGTCCCCTTCTGTACCTGATGCAATTAGTCAAACTTTAGTTTCTACAGCGGTGGGAACTAAGAAAAAGAAAAAGAAAGTAAAAACAGAAAACTCTATTCGAACAAGAGTTAAATCTAGTAGTAAAGGCAAGTCTCAAAAAGCCAAAACAAAAAAACAAGAAAGTATAAAAGGTATTGTAACTCCAACAATTTTTCCTTTAAATTATAAAAGGAAAGGTAAAAAAACAGAAACAGTAAGAAAGGGAGTAGCTGCTGCACCTTTTGCACTGATAGGCGAAATAAACAGGCAGTTGCCTCGTACTTTACAAAAAAATATGCGAGATCCTCGATTAAATTATCAAACAGGAAGATTCGCAGATAGTGTAAGAGTAGAGACAGTAAATGAAACTACGGCAGGATATCCTAGCTATGGTTATACTTATCAACGAGATCCTTATCAAGTATTTGAAACAGGAATAGGAAACTCAAAATGGGCAAGCCCAGAAAGAGATCCAAGAAAACTTATTGATATGTCAATAAGAGAAATTGCAGCTCAATATGCGATAGGAAGATTTTATACTAGGAGAGTATAGTGGCGGAAAAAGCAGCACATAGACAGTATACCAGCCGCCGATCTGCTATTACTAAAGCTCTTGCTGATAAAATAGCAACAATTGATGGACGAGGCATATATCATACTGCAATTGCAGAAGTAAGTCCTAGATTAAAATTTTGGGATGAAGTAGAGGAATTTCCTGCAGTACATTTAAATGCAGGCTCTGAAAGTAGACAATATCAAGGCGGTCAGTACAAAGATCGTTTTTTAAATATTACAATTCGATGTTATGTAAATCAAGAAGATGCAGTTGATGCACTAGATGAATTGCTAGAAGACGTCGAAACAGTTTTAGAAGAAAATAGTAGGTTTGTGTACTACGATAGAATGGGTCTAGAGCAGTACACTCAACAAATCACAGTCATTAGTATTGATACTGATGAAGGTGTACTAGAACCTTTAGGAGTCGGAGAAATTCTGATCGAGGTTCGATACTAGAAAATGCTGGCACGAACAAAAGTTCACGTCCATGCCTTTTCAAGACATAGGAGATAATCTATGGCAGATAAACTTTATTTTAGTCGCGACGCGAGACTCTATGTCGAACTAAAAAGTAATGCTGGCGCTTTCCAAGGAATTTGGGAAGTTCCTGTACTTGATGGTTTTAGTTTTTCGCAGAGCACAAATCAAACCGAAATTGGTTTGAATGAAATGGAAAGTACTGCAGGTATTAGCCGACGTGGCCGACGTCTCTTTACAGACTCTTTGGCTCCGGCGGAATGGGCTTTTAGTACTTACATTCGACCCACGAAAAAGGGGGCTAATCATCACCTTGTAGACGAAGTTCTTTGGGCAGCTATGGCAGGTGCAGACACTCATGAAAACGCTCAGAGTGCGGGAACTGCTGCAACAACCACAGAAAGTGTAGATTTCTTTAGAAATACGTCTGATAAGGCTACCAGTGCCCCCGTAATGGATGTTAGTGCTGGTACCTTAACTTTTGCAGAATCTAATCGTTCTACTCTTCCAAATATTACACTTTATTTTGTGTTTGAGACAGATACTACTAATCCAATGGTCTATAAACTGTCAAATGCAATTGTGAATGAGTGTTCAATCGACTTTGATATTGACGGTATTGCAACAGCAAATTGGTCCGGTTTTGCAAAAGAGGTAACTGATTTGCAAACAGCAGATGCAGTATTTGTAGGAACAAGTAGTCCTAGAGCAAGTTCAACTGCCTCTAATATTACTACGATTACTGCGGCCGCCGATGCAGTGCTTACCTCAAGTTCTCATGGGCTTGTAGTTGGACAAAAAGTTACAATAAGCATGGAGAATGCAACAGGAACCGATGCCGCCGATGTGGAGGCTCTTTTTCATAATAAAACGTTTACTGTAGCTACTGTTCCTACATCTAATACTTTTACTGTAGGTGTTGATACTTCTACTAAAACGTTTACTTTGAGTACTACTGCGACAGATACTACTCTAATAACAGCTACATCAGTGTATCTTGACAGTAGTTCAGACTTAGATTTGTCTGTAGCGTATGAAGTTACTCCAGGTACTCCAGGTTCAGAAGCATTCCAAGTAGCTTACAGCCAAGGAGTAACTTCAACTGCTAACTTTATTCGTAATCGTCTAACTCAACTTGAGGTAAGAGGCCAAAACCCAGACGTTATGGAAGGTAAAGCATTCCCGATCACAGTAAGCAGCAATACTTTTACAACTAGAAATCTTGCTGGTACCTCTGATGTTGCACATGGCCTGAAAGCAGATGATGTTGTTAATATTACAGGACTTACGGGAGCTGGAGCATCGGCTATTAATGGCAAAAATCTTTTTGTAAAAGCAATTGCAGGAACTGCTGGTGCCGAAGACGAGTTTACTCTTTCTACTACTAAGGGCGGCTCTGTACTTTCCGTAGGAACAGTTGTTACAACGGACGCAGTTGTTAGAACAGGTATCTATAACTTTACGCTAACTGGCGGAAATCTCACAATTTCTAATAATGTTAATTACTTGGTTCCAGAAGAAATTGGTACGATTAATAAGCCAATCGAGGGTGTGACCGGCGCTAGAGGAATTGGTGGTAATTTTACGTGCTATCTTGTATTTGATGATTCTGCAAGATCAGGTAAGAATACGGGGGCTTCTGCAGACTTTTTCTCAGATCTAGTAAATGCTGATAAAGGTCTTACAAAAGTTGTAAATGACTTTAATATTACTTTCAAAGTAGGCGGAGTTACCTCTGGACAACCCAGAGTTAATTTCACATTCCCGAAAGCACATATTGATGTACCTACTCACAGCATTGAAGATGTTATAGCTTTGGAAACTACTTTTGGAGCTTATACAGAAGATTTTGATACTGTTGATGAGTTTGACATGCAAGTTTTTGGAGTATAATAATACTATACTTATTAAACCCGCTTCGGCGGGTTTTTTCTTTCCAGGTGTTAAAAATATTTCTTGACATTTTTCCTGTCCTTCGATATAATATGTGGTACAAATCAATAATAACTTTTTAAAAGGAACCAACTATGCCCGACAAAAAAGAACCTATTTCTCTAGCGAGTCTTATGACTCCGAGCAAAACAGTAACCCTTGATTTTCCAGGATATCCTGGAATGACAGTAGATGTTTGTTATCTTGCTAGAGAAGAGCTTTTAAAACTTCGTAAAAAATGCGTTAGTACAAAATTTAACAGAAAAACTCGACAGCCCGAAGAAGAGTTAGATGAAGAAAAGTTTCTTGTAGAATATTGTAAAGCAGTGATAAAGGGATGGAGTGGTCTTAAATTTCGATACTTAGAAGAGCTTCTTTTGGTCGATATTTCTGATCTTGATCCCGACGATAATTTGCCTTATACCCAAGAAAATGCAGAGCTTCTTATGAAAAATTCGACAGAGATGGACTCTTGGGTTACTGAAACAGTAGGTGATCTTGAAAATTTTACCAGCAACAAGTAGAAGAAGTAAGTAAGCTACTTGAGCGATATGTAAAAGAATCTTCGGAATTAGATGTAGAAAAATATTTACGTCTTTGTGAACAATTAGGTCAAGAACCAGATCCGTCCAAAATGCCGCTCGAAACTTCTTCATTTCCAGAGGAAGTTCAAGTGGCATTTTTTATATTTTCTTGTTTATCTGATAGGTGGGATGGTATGTCGGGGTCTTACCTAGGAAAACGGTGGGATAATTTAGAATATATATTTAAATTACATAGTGTAACAAATAGGCGTGAAGTATTTTTATTTATGAAAATTCTTGAAGGTCATGTAATGAAGTATAGATTCGAAGAGGCAGACAGAAAACGTAAAGCAGAAGAGCGCAAAGCTAAGTCTGCAGGAGGTGGAAAAAACTACACCCATAACGTGCGTGGCTAATGGCAAAAAATAAAGTTTTTATTGACGTAGTTGTAGATGACCAAGGCACTACAAAACGTGTAGCTGTAAATGCGAAAAAGCTAGGACTAGCCTTAGACAACACTGCTGATTCAGCACTTACTGCTGATCGCAGAATGAAAGGTGCTTCTCAGCAATCTGCAAATGGAACCAAAAACTTTTCAAAAATGGCACAAGGCATCTCCGGAGGTCTTGTGCCTGCCTATGCAACTCTTGCAGCTCAAGTATTTGCTGTTAGTGCTGCTTTTCAATTCTTAAAATCTGCAAGCGAGATAAGAAATCTTATTGCTGGTCAAGAAGCTTTAGGGGCCGCAACAGGTGTAGCATACAAAAGTATAACTAATTCAATAAAAGAGGCAACAGACGGCCAATTAAGTTATACAGAAGCTGCAAGAGCAGCTGCCATTGGTACAGCAGCAGGTCTTAGTCCTTCTCAACTTGATGCACTTGGAAATGCTGCAAAAAATGCTTCTTTTGCTTTGGGAAGAGACCTAACAGATTCTTTTAATCGTCTTGTTAAAGGTGTTACAAAAGCAGAACCCGAACTTCTTGATGAACTGGGTATTACGTTAAGGCTTGCAGACGCTACCGAAGAATATGCAAGAGCTCTTAATAAGCCAGTAAAAGAATTAAGCCAACTTGAAAGAACACAAGCAGTTGCAAATGATGTATTGACTCAAGCAGAGAAAAAGTTTGCTGCAATTGAAAAGATAATGGATCCAAGTGCTGCTGCTTTAAATAAATTTTTAGTAAGTTTTGAATCTCTTATAAATAATATCAAGCAAGGAACGATAAGTGCCTTAATTCCTATTTTTGACTTTTTATCGGAAAGAACCTTAAGTCTCACAGCAGCTCTGGGACTATTTGCTTTACCAATAATTAAATCAATACTACCAAGTTTTGAGGATTGGGGAAATAAAGCTGCAGAAACCTTCGACTTGCAGAAAGAGAAAATTAAAGAATTAGATACTGAGTATGACGGAATAAGAAATACTATTAAAAATCTTGATGCAGATAGAGATCAAGCTTTACGAAACCAACAAGAAGATGCTACAAAAGTTACTGATCAACTAGGCCTTAAAAAAGGTAGAGAGGATGGAAAAGGGGCTGCCGATTTTTTAACAGGAGGTGCCACTAGTAGAACTGCTCAGGTAAACGCAGATAGAGTATTAAAAAATGCTGAAAAACAGATTCAACAGCATGGAGTAGTTATAACGGGAAAGCTAAAGGGTGCAAATGCAAAACAAGTAGCAGACCTAAGAAGTTCTTATGCTCAGAGAGTCTCCATTTTAAAGGGATATGAAAAAAAGCATAGCAGCACTTGGAAAAAAGCAACTTTAGATGTTAAACTGTACGCTGTTAGTACCAAAAAAACTTTAGCGGGTATTTCTAAAGGGGCCGCGGCAGTTTCTGGAAAGGTCGCACGTCTCGTTAGTGGCTTGTTTAGTTTAGCAGGCTGGGTAGGTATTGGACTATTACTTGTAGATGTTTTTAAACAAATGCAAGAAGCTCTTTTTCCGATAGATCCGGCATTAAAAGCGCTAAACGATGCTGCATCAGAAATGACAGAAGAGTTAACTACTCTTAATTTAGAACTAGCTAAAACGGCCGACGTTAAAGCTACTCCAGGTCTCTTAAGTTTGAGCGAAACAGTAATTGCTGTAGGCAATGCTTTTCAATCAGCAGACTTAAATAATAGATTTAAGGAGTTAGAGGGTTTAAAAGGGGCGGATAATTTTGAAGAAGCTAATACGGCCTTAAAAAATACTATTGGATCTCTTTCTTCATTAAGTCCTGAGTTTGCTGCTGCTGCGGCAAATGTAAAAGATTTTACAAACGAAGCGGAAGTTACTCCTTTAATTCAACTTGCTCAAAAGTTCATGACTGCAGGAGTAGCCACTTCGAGTTTAGCCCAGAATTTAAAAGATGTGGAAGCGGAATTACTAAATTTAGGCAAAGTTTCCGGAGCCGCAGTAGATCCTACAGTTCAACTAATGCAGGTATTGGATACTCAGTCGACCAATTTAGGCAATTCTATAGATGCACAAATAGTAGCATATGAAGAGATAGCAAGGCAGGCAAAAGAAGCAAAAGAGAGAAGGCAAGACGAGCTAGATCTTATTGATGAGACACAAAAGAAATTCGAAAATACTGGCAGAGGAACATTTGCAGAAGGCGCGCCCTACAAACAGGCAAGAGAAAACGTTGCAATAGCAAAAGAAAGATTAGCTCTTACTGACGCACAGATAGAAGCAGAAAAAAAGTTCAGAAAAGCCCTTATAGCACAATTAGAAGTTTTTAGCGAAAATGCTATGCGACGAGCACAAACTTTAAAAGTTTCATTTAAGCTTAATCAGATTCAGAAAGACATTTTAAAGAATGAAAAACAGATAGCAAAAGAGAAGACACTCGGAAGAAATTTAGAAGAGGAATTAAAAAACTTAAATGGAAATCGGCTTGCAAGTACTAATAAAGTTTTGGCCGCGGAAGGAAATTTAGTAAGAGCTCGTTTCGCCGTTGCGAATTTAGCAAGCAGCGAAGATGCAGTAGCAAAGAAAAGAGCCGCTGAAAATTTAACAGCCGCAGAAGCTCAATATGAAATAGCGGTCGACCAAAATACCTTAGAGCAGATAAAAATAGATCTTATGGAAGAGCAAGCAAGAGCCGCAGAGAGAGTTAGAAAAATTACTTTAGAGGCTTTAAATGCTCAAACTAGACTACTTTCCAAGAAAAGACTACAAGATCGAACAGCTGCATTTTCTTCGGATATTTTTGTAGCAGGAAGAGCTGCTCAAACCTCTCGTGAATTGGGAGGCCAAGATGTGCTTAATAGGGCACAAGCAGCCTTGAAAAAACAACAATCGGAAGAAGCACGATTAAAAGCAATAACAACTCAAGGAGGAACCGTTGGCTCGCTCGAACAAATACAAACAGCCGAGGCAGAAGTAAGAGCAGCAAGAGAAAAAGTAGCCTTAGCAACACAAGAGCTAGAACTAATTCAAAGAGCCGGGGATTTAAAAGTTGTAAATCTTGAACGAGAAAATCAAGCCTTAGCATATAGAATTAAAAACTTTTCGCTTAATCCTGCTGAAAGAGAATTTAACGAATTTATTTTACAAGCTGCAAGAGAGGGGATTACTTACAGCGATGAAAAACAAGAACAGATAAAAAAAGAAATACAACTTAGATATGAGCAACAATTAGTTGAAGAAAATTTAATTAATATTGCAAATACTCTAAAAAGTTCTATGGAAGCAGGAATTCAAGGGCTAATAACTGGAACTATGACAGCCAAACAAGCCTTTTTAAGTATGGCTTCCGCAGTACTAAAAGCAATAGCACAAATGATAGCACAAATGATAGTCGCTCAAATACTTGCTTCTAGTCTATTTTCAGGCTTTGGCTTCAATTTTGGAGGAACTGCGGCAGCATCTACTCCTACAGTTACTTCTTCTATGGGTACGGGGAGATTCCGATACGGAGGCATGGTAAACTCTTATGCAGAAGGAGGAGTTGCAACAGGTAAAGACGGAGGCTACCCTGCCGTATTACATGGAACAGAAGCAGTTGTGCCTCTTCCAAATAACCGTTCAATACCTGTTGAGCTTACTGGAAATACCGGTGGAACAAATAATATAACAGTAAATGTAAATATTGACAACGAAGGAAGAGCTACTAGAACATCCTCTAATGATGAAAATATGGAGGGAGGACGTCTTGGAAAAGTAATTGCAGGTGCAGTTCAACAAGAGCTCTTAAACCAAAAACGTGCAGGGGGAATTCTTAACCCCTATGGAGTAGCATAATGGCTCGCGCCTATAGTATTACAGTAAATAGAGACGATGTTTTAAGTACTTTACAAACAAAGTTTCCTTCGTCTGCCACAGAGGACGATTATTTAGATATTTTAAATAAAATATATCCAAATTATAATGCAATAGCAACTGTTGATAGTATATCTGTCCCCGATGGTAATAGAACTGAAGGTGTTTATTCAAATGTTGCTTATACGGGAGGAAGTGGAACAGGGGCTACTTTTACTATAACTATAGATGACACGGGAGCAGCCTCAATTGCTGTAGGATATGGCGGCAGAGGCTATGTAATTGATGATACTATAACTGTAGCGGACTCTGAGCTTGGGGGAGGAGGAGGTCCGTCTTTAACTTTTGATGTTGCTACTGTTACTGCAAATTCTTCCAAAGAAATTACATTTAATAGAAATATAAGTAGAACTTCTAAGCATAGAACTCTTGTTGCACAATTTGGAGACGGGTATGAGCAAAGAGTTTTAGATGGAATAAACTCAAAAACTGAAACATTTGCTTTGCTTTTTTCGAATCGTGACTGGGAAGAAGTAGAGCTTCTTTCAGCCCTTTTTGACGCAAAAGCAGCTCAGTCTTTTAATATAGTTTTACAAAGAGAATCTTTAAAAGTTGTTTGTGACGATTATAATGTTATGTATTCACAATCAACAATACATACCATTAGTGCAAACGTTAGACGAGTATACGAACCGTGA